ATCCTCTATGTATTTGTATGCAATTTGCGTTAGCGGTTTCCTTCTTCTTTTCCCCGGCGAATATACAAGATGATATTAAATGCTGGACTCTATCTATAGAAGTAAGGCATTATGCTTTGAGTCTACACCAACAAGGAGTCTGTATTATGTTTGACACTACTTATTATCTTCTATCAATTTTGTTAGCCGTAGGTTTTATCACTGGTATCATGGGGTTTATTTGTTTCTTATCTGAAATAGTCGTGGCCCTTTTAAAGGGGTTTAAAGCATGAGCAATTTAGATGTTTTAATTGATGGCGCTGTATTTGGCATTATTGATAACGCTGTTTTAATCGTTGGGGCTTTCACTGGCTTGGAAGTCGAAAGATTCTTGCCCCTTAAAACTGTCGGCCTTGGTGCTGTTATAGGCGCAGGCATTGGTAACGCAGTATCAGACCTGCTAGGCGGCATGGCTATTGATCCTGTTTTTGGCTTAGGAACTTTCATAGGCTGTATTGTCGGCCTTGTTATCATTCCGGTTTTTGTTTGCTGGAAGGGCCGCCCAGCATGATCAATCCAATTTTTAGTTTCACCTTATACCTTGTTGCTACTGCAATTGTTTTTGGTAGTTGGTTTTTTTTAATTTTGGGAGGCTTCTAATATGTTTAAAACTAAACTAGGCACTAACAAAGGAACGCCACTGTCTAGAATTTGGATCGAAGGGAAACGCTTAGATTCTGTCGGATTTACCAAAGGTAGCCACTACTGTAAATTTTGGGGAAATGGCAGGCTTATCCTACATCTTGCGCCCGATGGCCCTTTGAAGGTTTCAGGCAAGGGCGAGTCCCATCCAATTATTGACATTACCGGCAAAGCTATTGTTTCTAATTTTGGCAGCAAGAGTGAATATGTTCACGTTGATTATAGCAAAATGGGGTTTGTTATAATATCCCCTGCATAAAGGCCTTTTCCATCTTTTCGCCCTATCAGCCCGTTACTTGCAAGAGTCGGGCTTTTAGGCTGAGTCTAAACCAACATAGGAGTCTAAAAGTTATGAAGGTACGTTTAACTGCAAAGAGTCGTAATAAGAAAACAGGCCCGATTCCTGTTAGTACGACAGAACGAAAATCCTGCCCTAAATCCTGCCCCCTTAAAAAGAACGGCTGTTACGCTGATTCAGGGCCTCTAGCACTAGTATGGAATGAGACCCCGCAAGTCGGGAAAGCTTGGGGTCAATTCTGTAAATCTATTAGCAGTCTAAAAGACGGGCAGTTATGGCGACATAACCAAGCGGGAGACTTACCCCACAAGTCCGATATTATTGATAGGGCAAAGCTTGCAAAGCTTGTTATCGCCAACAATGGCAAGCGGGGTTTTACATATACCCATCACGACATGGCAAGCGGGGCCAATCAAGAGTCCGTAGCATTCGCGAATCGTAATGGTTTTACCGTTAACCTATCGGCCAATAATCTAGATCATGCTGATAAGCTTGCACGGCTTAATATTGGCCCTGTTGTTGTTGTTCTGCCTATTGATCAGTTAACCAATACCAGAACACCACAAGGGGAATTTGTTACCGTTTGCCCCGTAGTAACAGGCAAGGCTGAATCTTGTGCCACTTGTAAACTATGTGCAATACCAAACCGGCAAACGATTATAGGGTTTCCCGCACATGGCACTGGTAAACGTAAAGCACAATCCGTAGCAATAGGATAAGGAATCAAAATTATGACATTATCAGAAGCAAAAAAAATATCCGGTAATCAGCCACTGTGGGCCTTGCGTAACATGGTAAAGGCCTTGCAGTTATTGCCATGCCTTAACACGCCGGAGGACTGTGAACGGTTAATTGCTGCTAAAATAGTGTTGAAATCACGCTAAGGATTTTTTCCCCTTGCCCCGTTTAAAAACGGGGTTTTGGGAAGTAATCTTTTTACTTCGCACATTAAATAGGAGTCTAAGTTATGATGATACTAAACTATAAGTCTAAAAAATCCCTCAAGGAATCCATTGGCAAGCCCCTGGACTACACTGAAACGTCAATTTTTGGCGCAGAGTTTAAGCCAAATGGGCAATTTTGTGGGTGTAATAGGCCGTTTTCGCCCGATTACCCAAAATTTGACCAACGTAAGGGGCGCGAGTTTTTTGCCACTGTCACAATGCGTGACAATGTAATTTTTGCCGTAAAATAGGGGTTTTAAGAATGAGTAATTTAGTAAGGAGTCTATTATGAATCGTCATGAAATATATTTTCCTGAAATCACGATACCAAAACAGATACGGGATTTCTTCCCGGCTGATAATACGTCTAAAAATGATGTTTGCCCCTCGTTTTATAGTACTGAGCATAACGTAACAATTTTCGTTGATCATGATAACCCCGCAAAACGCGCAATTTCAGGATCGTGCAGGTTTACGCTAATTGAAACTGATGACGATGGGAATCCTATAGATTTATGGGTTTCTTGGATTGTGGCTGAATTAGTAGCCGTTGAAACATGGGGCGAAGTGATAACATACCTTGAAAACAACCATAACCTTTGGAGGCGATAACATGGCAAGCTTAGATTTTTACGTGGCTAAAAGAATGCAATTGCCCTTGTTGGCATTACAAGCTTTTCCAGAAGAAGTTATAAACATCTGGCGTAAGGATACCCTGGAGGTGCTGGGGCAAGAGATCGCCTTGGAATATCAACGTCAATTCGGCAATGAGGAGTCTAAATCATGAATTACAAACCTATGTTTTTGTTTCAAGGCGGCGAAGAACAAGGCAATGCGCAGGTTTTTGCTACGGAATCTGAAGCCCTGCATTCCGCTGCCGCTCGTTTCAACGTGTGGACTATGCCCATAGATTATTTTGCGGCAGAAACCAGCGACAATGTCAATTACGTATGGAATGAAAATGCGGGGGATATTCGCTTGATCGATTGATAACACAGAGTCAGCCCTAGAACGGGGCTGATTCGCTGGTATCAATTGGGATATCAATTTTAAAGGAGTCTAGTTATGAGTGAAAAGAAAACAAAAAAAACCCCGTATCGTTTAGAATACAACCAATATGGCACGGCTAAGGAATTACTTGCAAAATTAAAACCGTTAGTTGTTGGGCCATTGCAAACGGCGCAGGAATGCGAAGGCGATATGTGGCTTTCAGACTGGCGCGAATTGCACAAAGCGTTTCACCTTTTAAACAACATGGAGGATTGAAATGTTTTACGTTATTTTGCATAAAAATACCGTGAGCGGCAGAATTGCAGAGTTGCATGGTGGGTTTTCATCATATTTTGGCGCAATGGCTAAAAAGAAGCGTGTTGAACACATCAGCCCGTACCATTTTGTAGAAATATGGCAATCTCCGAATGCTTGATTTTTTATTTGGTGTGTTAGTTGTCCTGGGGTTATTTGTTTTGCCCTTCGTGTTTTTAATCTTATATCATTAAAAAATAACCCTACTAGACTCTTAATTGAGTTTAGTGGGGTTTTTTATTGCCTAGGACGCACGCACAAGCCTTTTGAGGCCTTGCCCCTTATCAGCCTACCCGGTCAATATCAAAGGGCTGAACTGTTGGCACGTACTGCCTTGAATCGCGTTGACCAGAATAATAGCGATAATTACGGAGGTCAAAATGCAATCCCCGTTTCCCTTCAAAATCGCCATTTCTATTTTTTGCCACATTAATGGAAACCGGCGGGATTGCTTCGAGGTGGCGAATCTCCTCCTCATCATTTTGCAACCTTGCTTGCGAGAGTTGATCCTCTAGTTTGCGATTTCGCCACACGCCTAATACATTAAAAGCGTTTGCGCCTATCTCACTAGTGCCTTTGACGGCTTCCGTATCAGGAACGCCAGAGTTTTCGGACTTTCTTGCATGGGCAACAAGATGGAGGTGAACAGGCCTTTGCACAACCCAATCAGTTAGTTGGAATATAGCATTGTCCTGCGCTTTGTAATCATCTACGCCAATTCCCAAACGCATAAAGCTATCTATAATAAACGTATCAACCCCATATCTACGCCGTGCATATTCAAAAACATCAAGAAGACGGTCAATTTTCTCCTTACCAACTAAATTAAACAGCCATAACTTATCATCCATCCAATCCAAAGTGTCTTTCAAATATTGATCAGTAGGAACATCGATGCCGCCTGCCTGTTTAACCATTCGTTTTAATGATGCCGCTGGGGTCATTTCCAAGGAGGCTAAACAACATTTTGCCCCTTGCGCCATCATGTCCACAGTAGCGTGCGAAAGTAATTGTGATTTACCAGCCCCGCTACTGCCTGTCCACAAAGTTAGCTCGTGAGGCCGAAATCTTAATTCTTCCAAGCCTTTCCACGGGGTGCTGTAGCCGCTCTGCGCCGTGTCGCTTGGATAAAACGATTCATGAACCGCATCGTAGAAGTCGGACGCCCGACAAAGTTCTTCTGGATCGATTTGTTTGGCGGCGTTAACGGCTTCTTGGATTTGGTCAGCGGTCACTTCCTTTTGCAGACATTCGTTTGCGTCCTTGTAAGGTAATTCTACTATCTTACAACGGTGTTTACCAAGCCTTTCTGACAAATCATCAGCCGCTTCTAATCCGGGGCCGTCCGTATCCATGCACAGGTAAATTGTCTCAAATCTCTCAAGATCAGTGTACTCATGAGCTATCCAGTTGTGTTTGCCACCAGAACCCGCACCGAACGGCACGCTTAAAGCGTTAAACCCATACTGGTGCATGGTCATGGCATCTATCTCACCTTCAGTGATCACTAACTCTCTCGCATCATCAGGCATTGCCTGCCATCCAAACAAAATTGGCTTACACCCAGCCTCCGTTGGCATAGGCTTCCCATCCATAGGCCGAAACTTTGCTAAAATTAGTTCATCGTTTTTAATAAAAGGAAAAATTACATCAGTGCCACGTTCCGCAACTTTAAATGCGTCAATAGTTTTTAGATACAAGCCACGCCCTTCTAAATATTGCAGTACAGGTCCAGTAGGCCTTTGGCATTTTGGACGATCTGGCTTCTTAAACTTTTCGCGTCTAGGCTTTGTAAACGTTGGAGCCTCTACGCCTAAATAATCTCTCACTTCACAAAGTGTTTCAGTTAGTGTCAACCCTTTAACGCTGCCCCAAAGGTCAATCATGTCGCCGCCTTCACCCGTTGCAAAGTCAGTAAAAATACCCTCTGAAATCTTAACACTCAATGACTGCCCCGCCTCTCCATCAGTAGAGCCAACCTTCCAATCGCCGCTTATTTTTTTGCCATTTGGCAACAAATGTTTTGCAATAGACTCTGACCTATCAGCTAAACGCTGCTTTAATTCACGTATTTCCATAACGATCTCCCTATAATTTCTGCTATGTGTGGGTTAACTGAATTTCCTATCGCCTTTAATCTGTCCATCCTGCCGGGAATCCTTGCATCCATTCCCCGAACGATGGGTTTAGGCCACCTATCTCCTCGCTTAAACGGGTTGTCTCCGATAAAGCGCAAATCCTCTTTGCCACACCATCCCCACGATCCAGTGATGCCAATATCTTCAGTTTGGACCAATCTTTTCCCTCCCTCGCACTGGGGGAAGGCAATAAGGAAGATGCGGTCTCTCCGGCAAGGCGCACCAACTGAGGAAGAAGGTATGCAATGCCATTCCGCATCAAACCCGATCTGGGCCAAGTCGCTAAGTATTCTCCCGAACCATCCTCCTGCCCTTCCAATAGGGCCAGTAAGCAAGTTTGGGACATTCTCCACGACAAGGTATTCTGGTCTAATGTTGCTAGTAATTCTAATGACTTCAGACCAGAGTCCAGATCGTTCTCCCCCAAGGCCTGCTTGATTTCCTGCGATACTAATGTCCTGGCAGGGGAATCCAGCGGTGATAATTTCAACTTTATCGACATAATCTAACTCCCTAACGTCTTCATACAATTTCACATGGGGCCAGTGTTTTGCTAATATTTTCTGGCATCGTTCATCAATCTCGCAGAATCCAATAGCTTTATGACCGGCCCTTTCCATCCCTAACGAGAAACCGCCTATACCTGCAAACAAATCCAATACATTCATTTTTTTAAATAGCAACCGGGGACATCCCGTGCTTGCTCTACCGTCATTAAAATCTCGTTGCCGTCCAATATGTAAATATTTTTAGGCTCAGGCTGGTTGTCCTCCCATAATTCTTCATTTAACCAGTTAGCAGGGGCTTTTATGTATTGCTTGTCCGTTCCCGTGGTCTCATCCATGTAAGCTTCCGCACCCCTAAGCAATGTTGCAGCGTCAGTAATCTTTCTGGCTGCACGGTAAGCCTTCTTGGCTTGAGCAGTGCCAGTATGTTTTGGATATGCATTCCACCACATACCAAAATCATCTAAATCCAATACATCAACCATATTGGAAAATCCGTTTAAATCATAAGAAACCGTATCGGTGTTTTTCTTAGTCTTTTCTTCTTGCTTCATCTTACGCTTCTTAAAGGTAGCTTCTTGGGGTGACACTGTGTCACCG